AGATTCGGCCCCATGACTTGCTGGCCTGTAATATCCATCAAAGGCGTTTCTGTCGTTACAGCAGGCTGAACAGCACTAGCGATAAGTTTTTGAACTTGAGCCTGACGCGCTTTTGCTGCTTCTTGTTCTTGTTTCTGACGCACCATCTCTTGGATTTGCGCTGTTTGAAGACGATCAGCCAATTCGCCCTTCATGGCTTGCTGATAGGCTTGCTGGCCCATTTGCAGACCTTGGGCAATCGATTGACCAGTCTTGCCACCTTGGAACAGTCGGCCAGCCAAAGCATACAAAGCCTGAGCCTGTGCATCATCTCGCGCACGTTGAATATCGTCTGCTGACATACCCAACAACCCTAGCTGTTGGGCGCCGCCAGAACCGAAAATATCAAGCAATCCAGCCATAATTAACCCCCGAATAGCTTGCCAAAGCCTTTAGACAGCCAGCCGGTATTCTTTTCAATACCAGCCAGCGTAGCAGCCGTACCAAGCAAATTCTGCAAGGTAGAAGGCTCATCAGCGACTGTTTGACGCTGGCCAAGCGGATTTCCGTAAACAGCATTCAGATAGTTCGCAAGATTCTGCTGCGGTTGGTTTTGCAGGAAGTTGAATCGCTGGATATCGCCTTGCAACTGCTGACCAAGATAACCTTCACGCAGTTGACCAGCTTGCAGAAGATTCTGAATGTCTTGATAGTCAGATTGAGCAAGACTTGGAGCCATGCCAGCCGCTGTAAGTTGGCGACCAACATCAGACGCAAATGTTTGACCAACACCACCAGTAGCAGCCAACTGAGTCGCAAGAGCCTGCTGATAGTTGCCGCCCAAACCTTGAGCAGCAGCCATACGATTAGCAATATCTTGTTGAGCCAAACCAGCCAAGCGACCTTGTGCAGACTCTTGCAATCCACGCTCTTGAGCATAGTTTTGGTAAGCAAGTTGACCAGCAGTGTTAGCCAATTGCTGCGCCAATTGACTAGAGGCACGTTCTTGCAATGTACCCATCGCTCCAGAACCATAGCGGCCAGCCTTAGAAGCTGCCGAACCAATGTCACCCAAAGCAATTTGGAATTGTTGAGTAGCCGCCTGTGCAGCAGGAGCAAAAGCACCTTGGAAAAATGGATTTCCGCTTAAAAATTGACCGCTTGCTGTGGCTTGAGTGCCAGCCATCGCAGGGCTTGTCGTGCCACCCATCAAATTAGAATAAAACTGATTTGTAGGGTTGAAGGCAGCTTGCCCATAAATATCGGCGTACATCTTAGCAGCAGGACTTTGCTGACCCTGAATAGCGCCTTGCACAGCACCTTGAGCAGCACCAACCAGAGGACTGCCCTGCATTGCACGGGCTTCAAGAGCCTGCAAACCAGTCTGCGTTGTCGTTGTCGGACGAACGAAGGTTTCGGATGGGTAGTATTGCGGCCCGCCAGCTTGATACTGCTGCTGCGCCTGCTGAAGACCGTACTGAAGATACGGCTGGATCAATGGATCAATTTGAGTCGTGGTTGCCATGTTTCACTCCTAGAGTAGGATTCCATAGCGGTTGATCCACGGAATCCATTATATACACCACTTTATCCAACAACAACATACGCGTATGTCTTGTCGGCAGTGCTGTTTGAAAAGTGTGTCAATGTCGCTTGCCCCTTTGTTTGGGAACTGACATAAACACTGTAATCACCGACTGCGCTCGTTCCATTAGATGACTGAAAACTTACAGTTGCAATCGTAGACGGTGTTGCTGGTCGTGTCGGACTCGTTTGGGCTGGAATTTGCTGAATCGAGACTTGAGTACTACTGGTACTCCACATGATTTCAGCATAATCATTTGCGGCCAATTCAACCCAAAAATTCATTGCTGCCACCAAATGTCCATCAACCCCGCCATGTGAGTTAGGAATTGAAAAGCGACTGTTTGAATTGGCTATATCTGTTCCATTTTTACGGAACCAGATATCAACATCTTGAATTTGTGTGTCTGTATTGGCAAACTGAAAACTAAACTGAATGTCGTAAATTCCATAACTTTTTACAGTAATTCTGGAATTATTTGTAATGCTTATTCCGTTTGAATAATCGGTAGTATTAAACTTTACCGCATACGCAGCAGTTGTTGATGCGGCAGTTTGATCTGTTGAATCCTGAAAAGCACCATAAGGCGTAGAGTCTGTGAACGCAGCGGTGCTGTATGGGATCAGGATAATCTTTGAGTCGCCGCCAATCCTGGCATCGTAAATCGTCGTTGTTGTTGCGTTTCCAGTCGCCAGCGTAACAAGGCCTGTGTTATTGGTCTTGCCGTTCATAATTCCATTGACGATTTCAGCAACTGCCCTAGGATCGCCACCAAAAGCAGGAAGGGTTCTAAACTGTACTGTCATCGTGTACCCTGACCTGTTAATTCAACGTCCATTCCAACCGCTGTAGTCCAATTAACACCAGTTGGCGTTACTTTAAATCGATGGTAGTTTCCGTTTGACCGCAAAGAAACACGGTTTTCACCATCAGCAGCGACAGAGGTTCCGAACGATACTTCTTGACTGAGTAGCGTCCTGGATGCAACAGCAACACTTGCTGAACCGTTATCAATCTGCGGCTTTGCAAGCGTAACAACAGACCTTGCGCCAGCGCCAACATCACCAGTTACGATTTCACCAGTAGCATTTGGCCCGTTGTAGGTAACAACATATTGACCGTCTGTGCCACCAAGGAAGTATTTGCCACCCATGTACAAAACAGAGTCAAGGCTGACCGTTAGAGCATCAATGCTGGTAGAGAAAGAATCCATGTCTTCCAATGTCACAGCAGATGTAGATGCGTCAGAAATGAAGTCGGCGTCTGTATCGCCATAAGTCCATTTCTGCGTCTTGAAGTTGTAAATCAGAAGTTGACGCTGCGAAAACTTGGTCTTGAAATTCCAGATAACCAACTTGCGAATCGGATCGATTGCAGCACTCATGTTATCGAAATCGTTTTCATCAGAGTTGTTGAAGAACCAGCGGTCAACCTTTTCTGCGCCAATTGGAACAACCTGTTGACCATCGCACATATAGAAACCATCGTCAGACAGGAAAAACGAAACCCCCTGGATCTGAGCAATAGACCCGGCTGCAATACATCCCTTGCCCCGAGAAATGTTGTCAAATTGGAAAACAAAAGGCGTTCCAACATAAGACATTCGATGGATCGCTCTTTCCATAAAGACAAGTCCAAACTCACCACCGCGAATACCGATGATTTGCCCCCCATCAGGAATGTCTTGGTAATCAGCTTGAGTAACCTGGCTGGTTCCCCATGCTGTTTCGTCATTGATACCCGACCAGCGAACCCTAGTCGGATAAACAGTGCTGCTTTCGGTCGTGAACGCAGTTACAACAAAATCACGGACAACAGTCAGATATTTACAGATTGGTGCACTAGCAGACAAATCAGCAAAGTCTGTAGATGATCCAAGCGTGTAAGACTGCATTGGATCACTGTTGTTCGTGGCAATAATTACTTTGCCAAACTGAGTAAACCTGAATCGGTCATTATCAGCACTTGGTGTATATCCACCACTCTTAGAAGCGTCTGTAACTGCACCAACACCAGATATATCAAATATCTTTGTGGAGCCAGCAGCAAACAGCTTTGTTACACCAGCAGGCGTCTTGGCAGCAACAAGCGTAGTAAGGTTTTCTCCAGCAGCATCAGAGAAAACAGCAGCCGTAGGCAATGGGCCATAACCAACAGCCTGAGAAACCACGTTTTTGGCATCCATCAAAGCGCCAGTGATACCAGGCTGATCCGGCATCCATTCGCCAAAATTTACCCTTGTCGTTGCCATACGTTTGTCCCTTGTGACTCAACAGTCCATGTATTGCTGTTGGCAGCAGATTCAGTCCAATTATTGATTGACGATTGTTCTGGCGTCCATGTATTTGCATCAATCGCAGATACAGACCACACATCTGTGCTTGTCGGTATCGGATTCCAGTTCCTGCCATCTTGACCAGCGCACTGCATATTTGTGACCACAGTCACAAGACCAACACCAGCAAATACACAAGACGAACTAGAACTTACATCTGAGAGGCATTCAATACTTGCATCTCCATAAGCAATCAATCCACCCAATGCGCTCAATTGCCCGCTTGTTTCAACTTGAGCAATTGCAAGTCTTACTCTAGTTGAATCTGCGGAAACCGCTGAATCTGAAACAACAGAAGCAACACCATTTGCAAGAATTCCACCAAGACAGCTAACATCTGAATTAGCTGTAATCGCAGCATTAGCGAATTGAACTCGCGTTCCTTGACAAGATGCTTGTCCAGTTGCAGAAACACTACCAGAGGCGTTTTGGACGCGAATAGCATCACAAGCAACACTTGTAGAGGATGTTACTTGCCCAGAAGCAAACTGAACCCTGATTGCATCACAAGATGCGGAGGCACTTGCAGTAATCGATGCACTTGCGTACTGAACCCTTACAGCAGAAGCGTCAAACGCGCCAGAGGCCGACACATGAGCATCTGCAAACTGAACACGAACAGCAGAAGCATCAAACGATCCTGTTGCACTGACAGAACCGTAAGCGTCCCAAAGCGTGACTGATGTTTCGTAAAGCGGACTATCCAGCGTAAGCGTTAGATCATCAAGACTAGCCTTTAGCTGGTCAAGTGAATCTATCGTCCACGGTGGAAGCAAGTCAGCCATTACGCCAGTGTCACGCTAAGAGAGCCAGAAGCAATACGGAAAACATCGCCAGTGGCAATCGTTTTAGATGCATCCAAAGCCGTATGGAACAGCAAGTTCCCACCACTAGAAGCATCACGAATGCCAACATAAGCAATCGTCCCCCAAGATCCTGTGGCTTGTGGGAATTCAATCGCTGCGCTGTTGGTTGTCACGCCGTTAGAAGGCGCACCAAACGTAATGGACTGACGGGCATAAGCATTACCGCTGACCTCCGTGCCGGTATCGGCGTCCGTTGGATCAGTCGTGTAAAGAGCCAGATACACAGTCGCAGGACTTGTGTAAGAGGTATTACGCAGCACTGCGTTAATCAGTGCATTCTCTAGGTAGTTGGACATTTCAGCCATTTTTTACCTCATCACAGTTCTCATTGCCAAGGGAACACCCGAATACTGACCCTGTTGGTCAGATCGAGTCACAGAAGAAATCGCACGGTCAAACATGACACTCCATGTGTTGATCCGAGCATCATTCATTAGCCACGGTTCAGCTTCAATCAGTGCCCCATACAGCAAGGCATCAGGCGTGTTAGCCAAAAACACATTAGATGTGTTCGTGTCGCTCAAGAATTCAGGAGCAGCGAAATACAGCAACTTAGCCGTATAAACACCATCAGGATATGGAGCCAACTGGAACTCATTAGCCAGGATCGTGTAATCCAGTGGCTTGCCAGTCTCCCATGTGCGTGAATTACGGTTGAACGCTGAAGGGCTTGCGTAATTCAAAGGCTGAACAGGATTGCCAGCAATAACAAAATCCCTAACCTCAAGAAAATCATTAGGAAGTTCGACAGTAGCATCACCAGCAGTCGTTGACGTTGTAACGGTCTTGAGCATTTGACGAATACGCAAATCACGGCGCAGTCGTATTTCTGCAAGACGAATGAAATCAGG